CAGGCGAATCGGTAACAATCTCAGGCGCTGGTTCAACTTTCAATGGCGCAGTTACAATTACTGCAACACTGCCATGGAGTACAGGTACTGCAAACATATTGCCTGCTTTCAATATGCAGCTCAATTACTGGCAGTATCCACAGGGCTATAGCTTTATCCAATATGCCAAGACAGCTGACGATCAGAATTTCCGTCGTGTATTGCCTTATGGCCGTGGCGTAGGTACTGACACAAAGACTGCCTCATACGCCACCACAGGGGCTGTGCGCGAGGCTGCTATGTGTCTAGCTGTAGATATATGGCAGGCACGCCAGGTAAGCCAGACAGGCGGCGTATCTGTAGATGGCTTTAGTCCTAGCCCGTACCGTATGGGTAACTCAATGATTAGCAAGGTACGCGGCCTTATAGCTCCGTATCTCAACCCGTCGGCCATGGTGGGGTAATGACGGCGGCCCTGACCACGCTACGCGGCACTATCGCAACGGCGCTCACTAATGCAGGTGTATGGAGTGTGTTTAGCTTTCCACCTGAGACGATACTAGCCAACTCGGTAGTAGTCGCTCCCAGTGATCCATACATTGAGCCAAGTAATAACTCACAGAATCTTAACCCTAAAGCCAATTTCAATATCATTATGACCGTGCCTATGTTTGATAATCAGGGCAACCTTGCAGGCATTGAGGACACAATCGTGGCCGTATTTCAAAAATTATTAGCATCAAATCTTACTTACAACATTTCAGCCATCACCGCACCGTCGGTATTAGACGTTGCATCAGGTTCACTTTTAACTGCATCTTTCCAACTATCCGTACTAACAACCTGGAGCTAAACATGCCATACCCAACCGAAGCCGATTTAGAGGTTCTAAAGAAATTAGGACTTGCAGCACCTGACGTTACACCCACTAAAAAGAAAGATGAGGAATAAGTAAATGGCAATTTATCTAGACAATAACGTTGGCCTGAAAATTGCCACGGTTGATTTGAGTGAATACATCACTAGCATTACTTTAACGCAAACATTTGACGAGGTCGAGACCACCGTGATGGGCGCAACCGCTCACCAATTTAGCAAGGGCCTAGAGTCCAGCACACTAGCTGTTGATTTCCTCAATGACTGGGCAGCTTCTAAGGTTCAGGCAACACTACAGGCGGCATATGGCACAAGCGTTACTGCACTGATTGTGCCAGTACGCGCAGCCTCAGCTACGGTTATTAGTGCATCTAACCCGTTGTACACAGTCTCAATTCTTATCAATAACCTCACACCTGTTGGTTCAGGTGGACCTGCAGATTATGCTTCATCCAGCATGACCTTTACCTGTACCTCAACTGTTGCATACGCAACTAGCGGCTCATTTAACTAGGGGTTAGAAAATGGCGCGGCTAAAGATCGTAAGGGCAAGCGGCGAGGTAATAGTCTCAATAACTCCCGTAGTGGAGTATGCGTTTGAAAAGTATGCAGGTCAAGGCATACAAAAGCAGATACGCGAGCATGAACGTCAGAGCGATATTTACTGGCTGGCACACAACGCGCTAATGCGTACCGAGGTGATACCGCCATTTGGCGATGATTTCCTTGCAACGCTAATAGCTGTTGAGGTGTTAGATGATGCAGACCCAAAAGCATAGATCGGGGCAGCTTTACTTACCTGGTTGCTCAGTTAGCCGTTGAGCTAAAGATTAGCCCCGATCAGGTGCTAGCGATGGATGAACGTATGTTTAAGGCAGTACTACAAGTGTTAGGCGATAGAGCGAAAGAGGTGCGAAATGCCAGCAAGCGTAAAGGGCGGCATTGAATTACGTAAAGCGCTCAAAAAATTTACACCTGATCTAGCTAAAGAGACTCAAAAACAATTAGGGCTATTGCTTAGACCTGTCACACAAAAGGCACGCGGCTATATTCCATCTACAGCGCCGCTATCAAACTGGGGTAAGCCGTCGGTGACTGGCAGATTTCCACAGTGGAGTACTAGCGATGCTAAACGCGGTATTGGTTACAAGACCACACCAAGTAAGCCTAATCGCCAAGGCTGGCGATCCTTGGCACGTATTGTGAATGCTAGTGCTGCAGGCACAATTTATGAGACTGCAGGCCGTGTAAATCCTAATGGCCGTGCGCAAAATGAGATGGTGCGCGTAGTAGCTCCTAATAATGCTAACTACGGCAAAATGATTAGAGGCAGTGATAAAACAAAGTCACGCAGTAATAACCCAGGTGCAGGCAATATGTTTATTGAAGCCATCAATCAATACGGCGATATTGTAGATGCTCGCACTTTAGGCAACAAAGGTAGGCCAAGTCGTAAATTCAAAGGCCGTGCCATATTCCGTGCATGGAAAGAGGACGGCGGCAAGACTAACGCGGCGGTACTTAAATCTATACAAGATGCGCGAGATAAATTCTATAAGGCTGTGGGGTATAACTAATGGCCGCTGATGCTGCAATTAAGATTGATATAGCCACCGAATTTACAGGCAAAAAAGCATTTACCAACGCTGAAAAAGCTACACAAAGACTTACTAAAGGTGTAAAGAATTTAGCAGGGGCGTTTGGCTTAGCCTTTGGTACACGTGCCTTGGTCAATTACAGCAAGAAAGCCGTCAATGCTTTTGCTGCCGACGAAAAGGCTGCACGATCTCTAGCGCTACAACTAAAGAATACTGGCAACGCTTTTGCAGCTCCACAGGTAGAGGCTTACATAGCAAACTTGCAAAAGACTACGGGTGTGCTTGATGACAATTTGAGGCCAGCTTTTCAATCAATTCTGACAGCTACAGGCGATGTAGCCCTGTCGCAAAAGGCTTTAGGTCTAGCGCTAGATATAAGTGCAGGCACAGGTAAAGATTTAGGTGCAGTCTCTATTGCACTTGCTAAAGGCTTTGGCGGCCAAACTACAGCGCTTAGCCGCTTAGGTGCAGGCCTAGATAAGGCAACACTAGCTAGCGGTGACATGGACAAAATCACCACAATACTCAGTAACAAATTTAGAGGGCAGGCGCTAGAAGCTGTAAAGGGTTATGCAGGGCAGATGGCACTATTGCAAGTGGCATCAGCTAATAGTGCTGAGATTATTGGTGAAGGCTTATTAGATGCTATTACGTCATTAGGTGAGGACAACAGCGTTGCAGACCTTGCTAGCAATATGGAAAGCGTAGCCACACAGACTGCTAACGTTATACGTGGTATTGGCGTGTTGGTTGCAAAAATAAAATCTATACCTGGCTTTGCAACTTTATCTAAATTAGTTGGTGAAACATCTTTAGTAGGCCAAGCCGTTGGCGCTTTAGGAAAATTAGGAGCTAGTACAAAGCCTAAAGGTTATGGCAGCTCTAATACTTTAGATCAGTTTGTACAAGCAGGTGGCAAACTAACTACAGTGACTAAAAAACTAACAGCGGCTCAAACACTAGCTTTACAATCTGCTAACGCCAAGGCTAAGGCCGATAAGGACGCAGCCTCATTAGAAGAACTAAAAAAGAAATTCGACGTAGAGCGTATTGGTTTATCTACAGCGCTAGCCAATGCAACTACCGACGAGGAACGCGCACGAATTGCTAGCAAGATTGCGATACTTGATGGCGATGCTAAAGCAGCCGCATCACTCAACAAATTATCCGATGTTCAAATTTACACAGCAGATCAAATGTATAACCTAGCAGTGATGGCAGGAAATGCCGCAGCCATGCTCAAATACTTATCTACTGGTTCAGGTAGCGGGGGCGCTGTTTATGGGCCAAGTACAAATATGGGTGCTACAAATATGCCTAGCTATGGGAGCAATCAAGAAATTTCTGTAAATGGCCTACAAGGCCCTGCTGGCATGTTTGCACCAACAAATAATAATTTCACAATAAATGTATCTGCTGGCACAATAGCTAATGAGCAGGGCGTGGTAGATGTAGTGCAGCAAGCCCTACAAGAAATCAACGCTAGAGGCTGGTCACAATTTAAGACTGGCGGACTGGTCGCATTATGACAATTCCAGTTATCAATGCAATCATTAACTTTAGTACAGGCCCTGCATTTGCACAGGCCATGATTATTGACCAAGGTATTTTAGGCACTAACGTATTTGCAGATACAGCCGCCGTTATCGTCGATGTATCTAATCAAGTGGACACTATCTCAACTAGTCGAGGCCGTAACGCAGCTAGCGATGTATTCCAGAC